CCACCTGAAGGTGTCGCTTCTGTTCCTACATATAAAACACCAGCATTACCACCGCCACTACCCGCAGTATTTACCACAATTCTATTAACTCTAAACCAAGTGCTGCCATTTAATTCAACGCCTGTTTGACCATCTAAACTTACAGTTTCTACTTTTACATCAAAATTATTGTCTAGCCCACTAACTGTTACAGTTCTTGCACCAGTACCTGCTGCTGTATCATTAGCAGAAGAGCTAGATATATAAAGAGTTGAAGCTGAACCTAAATATGAATATAAACCACCTTGAAGCCACACGGTTGCTAAAGTAGTATCTATAGCAGAATTAAAGCCAAACTTGTGTACGCTTTCGTGAAAACCAATTTGTCCTCTTGCTACTTGTAGTTCAAAAGGCTCAGAAGTACCAACCCTTGAAATTGATGATACTTCTTGAGCCATAATTTATGAATGAAAAACAGTTACTCTGTCTATATTACTTAATACAACGTGAATACCGTCTTCAAATAAAACTCCTGAATCAGGGATATTTAAAGTTTCGGTATCGTTAGCGTTGCAAGGAGCAATTAATAAAGTTGAGCCTGTAACAGTTCCGTTTCTAAAAGTAACGGTTCCATCGGAAGCTCCACCTGCAATAATGTAGCCTCTTAGTCTGGATCTACCAGAAACTAAAGCTGCTCCACCAGTTGCACCAGTAGCAGTCGTAGCTGTTTTGACATCAGATCCTACAATTCTACCTGCCATAGTTAGCTCCTATTAAGCAATAGTTGCTATTGGTGTTGAAAGAGTTTCTGCTTTCCAAGTAGAGTTAGTACCATCGTCAGAAACACAAGTTAGTTTTACTCTTCCATTTACAGCGGTTGTAGCTGGTAAAGTTAAAGTATCACCTGCAACATCTGAAGCTGGGTTAGCAGCAGTACCACCCATTAGTGATAAAGCACCAAAGAAGTTTGAAACTCCAGCACCAGGTAAAACAAATGTAACTGTTTTTCCTGAAGCAACTGCGGTTGTTACAAAGAACTCATAAGTAATACCAACATTATCAGTACTTAGAGCTGGCATGTTAACTACGATATCGTCAGTACCATCAACCTCGAAAATAGTTCCAGATTGGTCTTTAGTTAAAGTAGTTGTAACAGCAGCACCAGTATTAAGTGTTGAATTATCTACAGTTACTCTGAAGTTAGGTCTTACGTCGTAAGTTGCTTCTACAGTAATTGCTCCTGTAGTTGCGTTCTTTGAAACGGATTGAAATCCATTCTCCGATCTTACTGGACCTGAAAAAGTTGAATTAGCCATTAAGGTCTCCTAATTTTGTTACGTCATCTTTGGAGTAAGTCTGCCGAGCCAGTTGACGCAACGGGTTAATTATCTCGGTCTAACTTAGTATAGTCTTTTATTAGTCTTGAGGGAAGTTTTCTTTAGATTTGAGAATGGATTCTCTAGAATTAAACAAAGCTTGATAAGACTCTTTGATAGAAGGATTTTTACCAAATTCATCCATCATATCTTTGCCTACCATTTCAATAAGAGCTTGAATAGTAGTAAGCCTGCCTTTGATATCGTTGATTTTTTCTGAGTCTTTCATTTGTATATTTGCTTCTAGTTTTTGTCTTATATTGTAACCTTTTAGCCAATTTTTAACATTTATAGCCTTTTTTTCAAAATCGGAAAAAGATTCCCAATCTCTTATTTGGTCTATATTTCTGCCACATCCTTGGCATTTTTCGTCAAAAGGAGCCATAGACGTTGTACAACGTCCTGTACAAGGAGAGTTTGCTAGAGACAAACTCGAATGTAAACCAGTATTCATAACATTTATATTTGGTTTACCTTGATTCTACAATAAGAATCAAATTAAAGGTAGCTTTTTGTAACTTTTATTTTCTCTTCTATTTCAGCTATTTTTGCAATATGTTTGTCTATATCTTCAGATATATTGGTATGTTCTCCAATTCCAACAGTATTAGATATTAAATTAATTAAGTTAGCTTCTTCTATTTTAAGCTGGCCTTCGTATAGCTTTACTTGAGCTTTTAAAAATATTTCTCTTAAATTGTTCATACTTTTTCCTTAAAAAAGAAAAGGGGCCGAAGCCCCTTTCCAGTAGGTTTAGACAACCCACCCCGAAAAATCGGTATTAAGCACCTTGAGACGCGAATACACATCTCCAGTTTGAGAAACCAAAAGAGTATCTTTCTCTAGCTTTGTAACGCATGTTACCAGTATCGAAATCACCCTCTAATGCAGTTTGCATTGGGCTTCTTTGGAAGTGCTTGAATCCATCTGGACAGTCAGTTTTGACAAACCAAGCATCTGTATCTGTCAAGTAATGGTTTACAACGTAACCTTGCGGCAACATTCCCATATTCTTGATAGAGTTAATGTCGTTGTCAGAAGTACCAACTCTTCCTGGAGTCATTAACAGTCTGTCAGCAACAAACTGAAGTTGTGGTGGAACAATCAACTTGCTACCTTGTAGAGCAATCGCTAGATTTCTGTCATCAACGAAAGTTGAGATAGAAATAAGAGCGTCTTCTAATGAAGTCTCGTTAAGGTCTGAATAAGTTGAAGGTCTGTTGCTTGAAGTTCCGCCGCCACCGAGTGGGTGAGCATTAGAAACTAAAGCTTGACCGTCTCCACCAGCATAGCTGCTGTCAAACGCGTTATTTAATACTGAAGCAGCTTTAATCTGCTTAGTATTTGCCATAGATCTAGCTAGAGCTTTTGTATATCTAGCACCAAGTCTATCGTAAAGATTATCTTCTACTGCTTCTTCTGTTAGAGCAAAAGCAAGAGCTACAGTTTCGTGGCTGTATCTTGAAGTATAGCCTTCAGTCGCATTATCAAATGCAACACCAGCGCCTTCAGCTTTAGTTTGGGCATTCCCAAAGCCAACGATTAGTACCTCTTCCTCGAAAGCTCTGTCTGAAGATTCAGTTTCAAAGATTTCTTCGTGTTCTGAGTCGTACCTAGCATACTCCATGCCAAACAAGGCATTCAAACCAGGCTCGAGCTCTTTAGCTAATTGTGAACGATTAATTGCCATGATTAGACTCCTGTTGTTTGAGCATAGAAGTGCTCGTTAATTTTGACAATCATGTTAACGTTTGCTGAAGCAGATCCAGTACCTAAAGTATTGTTGTCAGGATCACCTGAGAAACCAACAATTCTTAATTGTGCTGAAGTCGCTGCAGTTGTTCCAGAAATCTCTACAGCAGAGATTCCAGTCTTGGTTGAGCCAGAAGTGTAAACGATGTCAGCGTTGTTACCTACTACGGTTTGAACAACTGAGCCAGTCGCTGCACTTTGGATTTCAAACAAGGCATTCGGATCGTCAACTACGAAAGCCACCGCATCTGATGTAACTGTACCGTCAGGCCAATACGCTGAAAAAATCACGTCGCCATTTGAGTCGGTATACTTACATCCCCTAAAAACGCCTAGTGCTTGATCGCCGGCAGCAGCTACTAAAATAGTACCTGTGCTAGCCATTTTAACTAGGTCGCCTGAAAAGATATTTCCGGACGCACCAGAAGCAATTGAGTATTCGGTTGTTCCGCTAGTGTTATAACCCGAGCCCAATTCGCCAACTGGTTTTAGTCCAAAAGGTGCATCTTTATTAGCCATAATATTACCTTTTATCTAAAAAGTTCATTTAAAGTGAAAAGATTAATTTCTCTTTCCACCACCAAAAGTAACGCTTGAACTTCTCTGAGGTTTTAATATCGGAGAAGATGGATCAGATTCCTTCATCAAATCATTATCAATTGCATCCTGTTGGGATTGCGCACGATCAGAATAGTAGGCGTTTCTTTCATCACGCGTTTCATTGGGAATCTTAGCCAAAAGCAAACCACCCACGGCTACTACACCAGCGTGCTTTCCATCGTCCATCGTTGGAAGCTCAAAGTCTCCTATCTCTTCTTTACGTACAAGCTCAAAGCCTTCACGTAATCTAGACATAACATTCTTTTTATCTTCCTGACCGACAATTTCGGCTCTTATCCACCTGTAGGAATAACCTTCAGGTGCTGGTGGAGTCTCCAACATAGATGGGGGACGCCAAGGTTTGCGAGCGTTCATAGTAGCTCGAGTAT